TGTACGGAAAATACTATCAGTAGCCTCATCAAGGTAGTACTCGTGCTTTGCTGTAGTCAATACAGAATAGGCACTAGAGTACGAAGGTCTCTCTGAGATAGTACTAATGCTAAGTACTGGACCTTCGCTTAGCTGAAGAATATGAGAATCCCATGGAATATTTAAGCTCTCAAACTTAGGAGAGCTGTAGTTGTCGATAATGCTAGTACCACAATAAGTTTTTACTAATTGACTCACAGAAGTTATTAAAATATTAAGACGCACATCATCCTTGGTACCTTGAATACCCTTTGAATCTTTATAATCTACTAAATCTATTAAGTTTGCCATATTTCTATAAGTCCATTAGTAAAAACTTGGAGGCGAACCCCCAAGTTTTTATTAGCATTAAGCCAGGTCGAGTTTAACAGAAGGACGGTTACCAGCACCGCCTGCAACGAGCTCTTCAAAGCCTAGGGCCTGAGAAGCAACGATTACATTGCGCTGATTGCCGACTTCGTAGTCAGACTCAACAGATACACCACGTAGACGTGGAATAACATAGTTACGAGTGCTAACAGCGAAAGCGATAGCATTGCCAGTTGTCTCAGCAGCAAAGCTATCAGAGACGATTACAGGTGAACCGAATACAGAACCGATAGAACCAGTTAGCTTAGTAGCAACGTCAGAACCTACATCAGTAATATCCTGGAAGCCTGCATCTTCGATTAGCTCGAAGTAGCGCGCCTGAGATACAACGTAAGCAATGTCAGATGGGTTAACACCGTACTTACCCATGTCCTTACGCATTCCCATAAGAAGGGCAGCAGTAAGAGGGTTGGAAGATGTGTGAGCACCAGAAGCAGCTGCAGTTGCAAAGCCGTCTAGACCAGTGATAGAACCTGCACCTTGAATAATAGCAGTATCAACAGCGCGAGCGTGAGCACGTGCAACAGAGTCTACTAGCATAGGCATCAAGTTGATCAGAACCTGCTCATCGACATTGTTGTCCATGAAAGTCTGAGAGATCAGACGATAAGCGTTCAAGATTACCTGAGAAGGTTGGAAAGTAGCGGCAGCGCCACCAGGGGTGTCGAGGTTACCAGCAGCAGCAGCACCAGTTTGGAAGGTAGCAGCAGTAACATCAGGCTGGATGGGCATAACAGTAGCAGCGCCATTTACCTGGATTTCACGGAAAGCACCAGCAGTCTTTAGCTCGAGAGTAACTTCCTTCTCGATTTGACGTGCAACTTCCTGATCGATATCACCAGCATTAGTAGTGTAGTCTAGACCAGCTTTTTCCATAACGCCGCGAGCGAAATCAGTGTTCATACCTTTACCAGTCATAGTACCTAACAGGCTAGCGTGCATGAAGTCCTGACCGAACTTAGACAGATCGCCTGAAGCTGAACGGTCGCCGAATACGCGCTTGCTTGTGCGCATGGCTTCGATTTCTGCGTTCTTCTCTTCGAGGTCTTTGCCAAACTTAGCAATTACTTCGTCGATCTTCGCGTCTTTTTCGTTTAACTTAGCTTCTACGTCAGCCATAAGAGCTTCAACGCCAGTCTGGATTCCAGTCTTAACTTTGATGTCTTGTGCTTCGATGAAAGATGCTTCGGCCTGAGCCTTCTCGATTTCAGCTTTATCAGCTGCTTTTTGCTCGGCTTGCTTCATTGCGATTTTAGCAGCTGTATCTTCAGCTACCTTCTTTGCAAAAGCTTCCAAGTCGATGTTTTGATTGTCCATTTTGATCTCCTGATCTGTGGATGTAGTATCCACGCTTTTCGGTGTGTTGTCACTAGCTACATTTGAAGCAATTGCTTCGTCCTTAGCCAGAGACTGACCGGCTAGATCTACACGATTAGTGAAAGTTTTTTTGAATTCTTCGTACTCTGTAGTAGAGTCAAAAGACTTCGCGAGCGAAAAAGTAGCTGCCTGATTACACGGTACAGATACAACTGATACCTCGAATAACTCAGCGTCCTTAATCATTAGTCCATCGGTTTCTTTGATATAATCAGCGTCCTTGACTCTGAAACCGACAGAAAAGGCTCCAAGAACACCGTCTTTAACAAGTTCAGCTACATTGCCAGGGGCAGATTTGCTGATTTTGCATTCTAACTCTAAACCATTAGGACCGGCTTTCATCCCAGTGGCTCTTCCAATCGGTCTATCATAGTCATGATTAAACAGAATGATTGGATTCTTCTCAAAATTCTTTAGTCCACCTTTCTGCCAAGCCTCGGCTGAAATGGTGTCGCCTGCGCGATCAAAATCAGCAGTACTTGCCATTCCTCTAATCATTATAGACCCGTCATCGGCCTCTAGTGATTTAAAAGTGGATGTAAGATTAAATATTTTATCCATTATTTATCCAGTTTTACTGCCGGAGCAGGCTTGACCGCTGCCTTAGGTGCTGGCTTTGGTACTTTAGGTGCGACAGGCTTTACTGCCTCTTCCTTCTTTTTCTCAGCCATTTCTAGTAATTCAGGGTGTGCCTTCTTTACCATTTCAATTGCTCGAGAATAACTTCTACCAACACTACGAACTCCGGAGAAAGAGACGGGCTTGTCTGCCGCATCTAAGTACTCCTGTTGATTCATAATCTTGCCTTTCTCTGCGAAGTACATAGCTAAGTCTCTGCAAAGTTTGATTCTTTGGGGTCTAGTTGACATCTTCTTCTCCTTCGGTGGGCCTGCCACCTTCACTTGGGTTAACTGCAGAACCAGCGATATTTGCTGGAACTCTAATCTCGTCTGTTCCTTCAACTTCTGGGAAACCTAAACGCTCTCTAGCTTCTGCGGGAGTAATAATACCACCGTTTACTAGTGAAGTATAGTAGCTAGAAGAATCACTTAATTCAGGCTGTAGAGCAGGAATGTTTGTAATGTCTTCTTTTAACTCAAAACCAAAATATCTTTCCATCGCAAAATTCATTTTACGAACGATAGGTAGTATAGTCTCAAGATAATACATACGCATATTTGGGCGAATGTTAGCGTTGTTACCAGAGTCTAACATGATTGGAGGCACTCCGAGCGCCTTCAAAATAATCTTTTCATTGTCTGCGATACTAGTCTGAAAATCCATTTCTTTGAAATTTACATTCGAGATAGAATCTACTTCAATACCGCCGTCTAGAATAAGGGGTCTGCGACCACCAGCTTCTGGAGCATAGCGAGCCTGCCAAGACATCATCATACGTTCTTTGATCTTCTCTGACAGGGTATTAGGTGACTTCAATACTAAGCCGGGTACTGCGCCGTTCTTGAAGAAGTTGTCTTGGAATTTACGCATCTTCATCATAAGCTGCATAGTACGTAGAGCAGGGCTCAAACGTGGAACACCTCTATAGATAGAGTAAAAGGAGTTCTCTTTAATGTGGATGATTTCGCTAGGCTTGTAGTCTACTAGTTTGTTATAAGTGAACTTCTCAATGTAAGTATCCTTACTAGCATGAATAGCCATTTTAGATGCGGGTAGATGGTACATATGAACACCATCAAAATAGATAAAGATATTGCCGTCTAGAATATAGTCGATAACTAGGTTGCGACGAAACGTGCTGATGTCTTGGAAGGGGTTGGGCTCATAGTTGATAAGCAAGTCTACTTTAGCTCGCTTGATGCCCTTAATGATGCTGTTGCCCTTATGTTGACCACCTACAGCAGTAGGGATCTCGGCAACATCATCAACAATAATGTTTACTGCACGGTTTACGATCTCTAGTTCTTCGTATGCGCGCTCGTACTGAAACGTAGGCTCACGAGAGTTCTGAATATCATTACCATAGTATTGCTGTGCAGGATTTAACTTCTCCTGCGCATCAAGTGTCTTCGCTGTAAAAATATTATTATACCAAGCCATGTTTTTCTCTTTGAATCTCTACCCAGCGCATCTGTTTTTTAGCAGTACCTAGGACGGGGTCTTTACCGTAAATTGAGTGCAGTTTTAAGTGATGTGTATGACATAAGGTAACAGTATGGTCATACAGTTCTGCTGCGTGTTCTTCAATAAAGTCATCCCGAAGTGATTGTATATACTCCGGATTGTGTTTGTTCTTTGCGAGCCACTGATTCAACAGGGGCGTTAAACTATAAAAGTGGTGAAAATCAAGCTGTTCCGTCTCTGCGCAAATCTGACAAGAGGTGCCCTTTTCGTACTTAGACTTAGCCTTGTCTCGGACATACTTTACAACGTCTCGTTTTAACTTAGGCATTTCCTTTCCTGCTTATGATTTTTCATTAAGGAGAATTATATCTACTTTAAGTTGATTTGTCAATAACTATTTTTGGCTAGGTGTCATTAAAACGTTACGTTTGTGACAATAAATGAATATAGTGCATAGCGCATGGCATCCGCCATGTGCGAGGCCATATTGTGTTTCGGCTTTTCCCGTATCAGGTTTGGGTTGGGGTCCCACTGATAGGCATCAAGACAAGTTAGAGACTGCTTAGCTTCTTGGTCTACTAGTAACTTATCGTTATCGATAATGTTAGCAACGTGTCCAATACCATCTAGTACAGACTTCTTAGCGTTGATAGTAGAGATTCCGTAGTTCTGTGCAAAGTCAAAACGTGTCTGCTGTGCGGCGGAGTCAATATAAATATAGTCGATATCCCAACGATCAATAAGTTTCTGAATTTCCATGGCGTGCTGTTCTGTAGTACGTTCTGCATTGAGATATTCGTCTACTAGGTAGAATGTTTCACTATCCCAGTCATAGGCAATTACACACAGTGCAGTAGGGTCTTTATAACCCACGTCTAACCCCGCGAATACATCCATTTTAGAAGTATCGAAGTTAGAGAGGTCTTTTACGTTCTCCTCAAAGTTAAACTTCCAGATCTGACCTTCATAAGTATTAAAGTCGGCTTCATACTCTTGTCTAAACTCAGCATCAGACATAGACTTCTTTGCTTCATCAATGTCTGATTGAGTCATTCGAGGGTTGTCTCTGTAAGTAGCTCGAATAGATGCCCACTCTGGGAACTCATCAGAGTACCCACGATAGTAAAACTCAGAGAACCAGTTGTTTCTTCCTCTGGGGGTGGAGATAAAGATAGCTTTGGAATTAGGTTTGTCTAGAGTAGGACGTAGTGCAACATTGAAAGCGTCTCTGCCGTCTGCCAGAGCAGCCTCATCAAAGATGATAAGGTCGTAGGAGCGACCAACACAAGAATCAACTTGGTTGACCGAACCCATACGAACAGTAGAGCCGTTAGATATTTCAATTACTTTGTCTTTGGCATTGTCTTTTGTAACTTCCAGATCGAAGTGCTTTATCAAATTTCTTTGCAGGTCGAAAGAAATCTGAGACAAGGAGTAGTTGGGAGACATGATTAGAATATTGGAACCAGGCACTAGAGACACTAGTTGTCCAATGATGTTCGCGATGTAAGTCTTGCCTTGCCGACGGGAGACGGCGGCGCAGACAAAACGATACTTGGGATTATTTATCGCGTTTATAATTGCTACCTGGGATGGTAGGGGTTCGATTCCCAGCAACTCCAAATAAGGAGGTACCGGGAGTTTTAGAAACCTTGTCTCAGATGATAAATCGTAAATCTGGTCAGAGAGAATATCTCTCCGGCTTATTTCAATTGCCATTTGTTTTGCCTAAAAATATTTTTAATGTTCTACCTTCGTCTTGGAAGCTAATGTCAATACCGTTGATATCATGCTCTACAAACTCTCTACCGTCACCAATAACTTCTACTCTGCTTATTAGTGGATGAGATTCAATACCGTCTATGTCGTCTTGCACTTTGTTTCCCCTGAATAGATTATTTTTTACTCATATAAGCTTGTGCACCAAAGAACATACCTACTATGGAAGCCTGAGAAAGAAATATCATATCACTCATAGAGCCCCAAGTATCTAACTTGCTGTCTGGTATCACTAAAGAAAGAAGAGGGTATACGCACATAGCACTAATTGCTACCCAAGCAATGTGACGCTGAGCGTCTTGCTTTTTGTCTTCATTCTCCAGCTTAATCATTTTTTCTTTCATTTCAAAGTCTGTTTGACCTATTGCTTCTTTATTTATAGAAACGCCGTTACCATTCTTGGCAACCATCGATTCCAACATATCAATGCGGCTCTCTAGGTCTTCTACCATTTTACTTTATCTGCCCAGTATGCCGCAGACATTTTGCCTTTAGCTATGTTCTTGGCGTGGCGGGCTTTGAAGCTTTTACGCTTAGCCTTCATGGCTGCTGATTCTCCAGCCTTCGGCTTCCCTGCCGTTTTAGCTCCCTGCTGGCCGAAACGAATAGTCTTAACCTTGGAGCCTACTTTTGCCACAACAATGTGTGACTTCTTAGCATGGCCTGGAGTACGTTTAGCTTTATTGTACTTAGCTACTCCTGCTCTCTTTAATCTTGAATCCTTTTTACGTTTACGAGTAGCCATTACTTCTTTGCTCTACGCTTACGATTCTTTGCAGCGCGCTGACCTCTTTTAGGTTTAGCAGGTTTCTTCTTCTTATGTGCTTTTAATATCTCGGTTGATAGTTCAATAGACATTTTCTATTCTCTACGTGTACCAAATATAGTACACGGCTCCGGCTATGATACTACATCCAACTAGGATACTTAGTATCTCTGTTGCCGCTTTCTTTAGTTCAGCCTTTCTTTTACGTTTCTGTAGTACG